CCTAGCGATAATGGCGGATCATATAGAAAACCGAAATATTTTATTAAACCACAGGACCAGAGGGGATGGAAACACTTATCAAAAATGTTTTTACCGGAACCCTTAGAGGGCACCAGCAGAGAGACATTCCTAGATGTGCCAAGCATTGTAGACGTCATGAACAAGACCCGTAATAAAAACCCCGACCCAAGAACAGCCTTGGCTCCTGATATTCTAAGCGTGGTGCCATTTGATAAAGTGGCTTCTCCGGTTAAGAAAGCTTTTATTGAGGGGGCCATTCTAGCCACAATCAGAACATACATGGCAGATTTTGTAATTCGTGCAATGCCTCTGGTTAGCAACGTATCATGGGATTTGAAAAATAATTTTGATGATGGTATTACAAACTTTGTTGCAAAAAATATGAAAGATGGATTAACAGCAGAGACTCACTCTTTTAAATCCCCATATACTGGATACGTGTATTGGTTGTTATTTTTAGAACAGTCAGTGGAAATGTTTAATAGAAAATATGAGGATGTAAAGAAGCGTGTAGAAGAGCAGTCCGAACAGGACCCAGAGAATGTAGATCCCAAATTGGCCGCATTAAATGAAGAAATGTCAAAGTATGATAGAGACCTACAAATCATACAAGTCGCACAGACCAATTTTGTTTCTGACAATGGAACTCTACTAAAGATGATGAAGGACGAAAAAACTTGGAACCTTGGAGCCACTAGTAATTTAACAAAAATAATTAGAGAAAGAGAAGCAAAAGAAAATGCCTTAGAATTACAAAAAGCCTTATTGTTTAATGAAGATCTGGATGCTTTCTTGGGGATTACTGAGACTGAGAGCATTGAAAAAATAGAAGAAGAAATAGAGGCCTTAGCTGAAAAAGAGGCATTTGAAATGAAAAGAAAACTCTTTGGAGACCAGCTAACTCGTGGTTGTTTGTTGATGGGCTATGGAAAAGAGTATTGGAAAGAGTTCGATTTGACATATTCTGAATATCAAAATTCAGTAACAAATACACCAACTACACCAATAGAGGCCGGTGAATCGTATGGCTTCGCAGTAGACAGTGCGTTTGGCTTTAAATTTTCTGATTTGAAAAACAAGGACGCCAATATGGCAAGTAAAATATTCTCAATCCATAGTGTAGAGGCTAATTGCGAAAGAATATTGTCTTATTTGATAAAAGATCAAATGTCTTTTTACAAAGAAATGATTGAGGAGCACACAAGCCCTCACATAAAAGACATTCATAGGTACTTTATTGGAGCATCAAAGACTTTTGTAAATTCTCCATCTTTGGGGATTGAAGAGGAGACTTATGAAAATATAAACAACTGCGTTCACGACCCTTCTTTGGAAAACCCCATCGATGGTTTGTCTCTGTCGGCTGGAGAGCTTGACAAAATGAAAGAGCGAGGTGGCCTGTTTATGGAAAAATACTTAAGAGTTATAGACAAGGAAGGCAGTGTATTAGAAGATAGAGACGAATTACTTAAAGGTGTTGTCAATCCTCAAAAATTCTTAGACTTTTTAAATTCCAAACAGCAACTCATCGATAGCGAAAAGCCAATATCAGAATATTTCGGTAACGCCAGCGTTGAAGCTGATGCATTTGTCGGATCGATTGGATTAAAATATGGCGTTAGGATTTGTTATATTCCGCCGGATAATTTTATCAATTTTGATCCTAGCGAAGCAGAGGTAAAAAAAGCAAAAGAAAACAAATCTTATATGTTTAAAGAGGCACTTATAGATGCAAAGCCCGAAGCCATTTCTGGTGCTTTGGAAATAGCCAAAGAAAATTCTGACGAAGCTATGGCGCTCTTGGGGGCCGCCATTCCGGGATTAGGGGTGGCTTTGGCAGTAGCCGGTGTAGGAGGTGACGAGTTTGAAAAGGTCATTGAGATTTTAGAAGACTTTATTCCAAAAACAAGGTTCAAGTCAAGCAAAAATATATTCCCAATTTGCTCTTACGAACAAGATATACCAGATATAAATTTATCTCTATACTTAAACCAGCCAGATGATAGTTTTGGCCAAGATATTAAATGCTACATTGATAGGCTTTTAGAATCCGATGATTACAAAGCAGTATTTGATCAAATTTTGAATGTTAGAAAAGTCCCATCAATTATGGCTATGTATTCATATACTAATTTTTTGGCCGCACTTGGTACGGATTCTTCGGAAAGAGAAGATTCGGATGAGTCAGAGATAAACTCAAATAACATCGGAAAGATATTTAATGACAGCCGGAAAGAGTTGAAAAATATGTTTATTTCATCATATATAAGAGAAGGCTTTGACGGAGCAGATGAAGGAAAAAAAGATAGTGTCAAGAACCAGAAAGATAAAAAAATGGAAGAAACCCTAG